GTCTTGCTCTTGAGTCTCTATCTGCAATCGATCCAGCTGTTGCCGACATGTTGTCTTTCAACATGCGTGACTCTCTTGACAACTTAGTTTGGAGAAAACTAACAGGTCTAGCAACTGGTCGTTTCACAGGAACAGCATCAGCCAACGAGTCAACACTTAATGGACAAGATGTATCTTCATCTACAACAGCAGCAAACATCACAGCAGCACTTGCTCGCCGTGGTGTAGCAAAGCTACGTGGAGCATCAGTATCACCTCGTGATGGTGGTTTCTACACAGCATTAATTCACCCAGATGTATCTTTTGACATTCGTTCAGAAGCACAATCAAGCGGATCTGCTGTATGGCAATTGCCTCACACCTATACAGAAGCAGGCGTAGGAAATCTATGGACTGGTGAGATCGGAATTTACGATCAGATCCGTTACATCGAAACTCCTCGTGCTGAGTCTCTATCTGGTACAGGTGCTAACAAGATCTACAACACAGTTATCCTAGGAAAGCAGGCTCTTATTGAGGCTGTATCTTACGAGCCAAAGACTGTTATCGGTCCTGTTACAGATAAGTTAATGCGTTTCCGTCCAGCAGGATGGAAGGCTCTGATTGGTTGGAACATCTTCCGCCCAGAGGCACGTTACGTAATTACATCTAAGTCAAGCATCGCTTCTTAGTTTGGAAGGGAGGGGCTGGCAACAGCCCCTCCTATTTAAAATACTAATAGAAAAGAGAATAGATAATGCCAATGGTAGACGGCAAGAAGCTTCCATATACTAAAAAGGGAATTGCACTAGCTAAAAAACTTAATGCAAAGCATGAAAAAACTGAAGGTAAAATGGAAAGAGAAGTTGAATACGGCAAGAAAAAGATGGGCGTTAAGAAGCCTAAGTTAAAGAAAAAGAAATAATGAAAAAGACCAAAGTTGAAAAAGTAATGCGTGAGTTTAAAGCCAAGAGTTTACACTCTGGTAAAGGTGGTCCAGTGGTTAAGTCTCGTAAACAAGCAATTGCTATTGCTTTATCTGAAGCTGGTATGTCCAAAAAGATGGGTGTCAAAAAACCTAAAGTAAAGAAGAAGTCATGAAAAAGAAAGTTTGGAATACACCTAACCCAAAGAAGATTTCAAAGCCCTTAACATCATCTCAAAAAACTGCAGCAAAGGCTGCTGCTAAAGCAGCAGGGCGTAAGTATCCAAACCTTGTTGACAATATGAGGGCAGCAAAGAAGAAAAAGTAATGTCATCTGGTAGATATAAACGCCATGATGGCTTTAATCCAATACAAATTAAAAATGGAATGGTAGTTCGTATCCGTAAAGATGGACGAATCCAGTCTATACTAGGCAAAGTTGGAGAATATAACAAGAATGGCAACAGACTCAAGGCTTAAAAGAGCAGGCGTATCTGGCTTTAATAAGCCAAAGCGCACACCTACTCATCCAAAGAAATCACATGTTGTTGTAGCCAAGTCTGGCTCACAAGTTAAAACCATTAGGTTTGGACAGCAGGGTGTATCTGGATCCCCAAAGAAGTCTGGTGAGACCAAGTCTTATCGTCAACGTAGACAATCATTTAAAGCACGTCATGCCAAGAACATAAACAAAGGTGTTATGTCAGCAGCATATTGGGCAGATAAGGTGAAGTGGTAATGTCAAAGATATTCCGTGGACCTACATATCGATACAAGATTGGTCGTCCTTATGAACTTTGGTTTGTATCTTATCCAGTAGGTAAGACCGTAATTAAAAAGAATGGAACATGGCAAACAGTTATGGTTCCAAAAGATAGTGATTTAAGTACGTATCAGCGTGTGCTACGTGGTGGCTATGAAAATATTATTACAGATGCGGAAGCTGCTGAGTTAACAGCAGCAGGTTATGGAGATTATATCTACGATGAGTAACTGTAGATCTGGTTGCAAAACCCAAGACCATGCCAATTGGGGCGAATGTGCAAGAGCAGCAAATTTTAGTATTACAGATCCATTGGCTAGTGCTGTATCTAAGCAAGCCAACTCAGAATTAGACGCATATAGAAGTGCAAGAAAACAAGGTATTCAACCTAGGTCTACAAAAATGCATGATATCAAGGCTGCCGTTATGGCATCCGAAACTTTAGGAAAGGCGGTTCAAGCATAATGGCTACATTAAATCAGTTAACAGAGCAAACGCTTGGTGAGATTAGTGGTTATGTAAAGAACCAAGAGTCGGTAACTATTGCAACTAACACTGTTACGCAAGGTGATATAGTAATAACAGTAGATGATGCCACCGCTTTAAGTAAAGGTATTATTGAAATTGACGATGAATTAATATATGTAAAGAAGTCAATTGCAGCATCAGGTACTATCCAAGTTTTAGGAACATCAGCAAATCCAACTGGAAGAGGATGGCGTAGCACTACCGCTACTAGCCATGTATCTGGATCAGTTGTTAAAAACAATCCAATGTTTCCACGTAGCCAGGTTAAACGAGCTATCCTTGAAACAATTAAAGGCATGAACTTTCCTGTAATCAAACAAACAAATTTTGATTTTACAGGTTCTCAATACGCATACTCATTACCAAGTGAACTGGATGATATCACTGGAGTTTCCTGGGAACTACCAGATTCAACTGGTGTATGGGCTCTTATTAAAAGATGGCGCATTGACACAAATTATTACAATGAAGATACCAATACATATGGTAAAGCCATTGTTCTTAATGAATCACCTATGTCTGGTGCTCGTGTTAACATTCAATACACAGCACTTCCAACAACAATTACTGATAACCAAGAGTTAACAGTAAGTGGTTTGCCAGCATCATGCGAAGATGTAGTTCGCCTTGGTGCTATGTATCGCCTGTTATCAACAGTCGATCCAGGAAAGGTTACTGCAACATCAGTATCTGCTGATGCTCTTGATCAACCTGTATCTGCTGGTGCTTCTACAAATGTAGCAAAATATATTTTCCAGCTTTATACCGTCCGCCTAGCGGAAGAGATATCAAAGCAACAAGCCGACTTCCTAAACACTATCCAGTACTCGAGGTAATAAATGCCATCACCGTCACGCTATTATAGTTCGACTGCTGCTAAGACTACCTTAGCGGATTCGATTTCTTCATCAGCAACTAGCTTAACACTGGCTGCTGCGTCCAATTTACCAGCACAATATCCTTATACACTTATCCTTGAAAAGGATACAGCAAATGAAGAGGTTGTTGAGGTAACTGGTCTTGTAGGTTCTTCCTATCAGATCACTCGTAACATTGATTCATCTGGTGCTAAAGCACACTCTGTTGGTGCTAACGTCGAGCATGGTGTATCGGCTAGAGATTTTACAGAATCAAGAGCGCATGAAGTAGCAACTACTGGAGTTCACGGCGTAAGCGGTGACGTCGTTGGAACTGGCGGTGCTCAAACATTAACTGGTACTAAGACATTATCCTCAGCAATTATTACTGCTGCTGGTAATCTTAATATGGCTACCTTCCGCATTACCAATATTCCTACTACACCAACTAGTTCTACAGATGCGGTTAACCAAGCATATGTAACTAGCATTTCTGGTTCAGCAACTGACGCTGCTAATAGCGCAACCGCTGCTGCAACTAGCGCAGCTAGTGCAGCCACATCTGCGTCAAGTGCTGCAACCAGTGCTGCTTCAGCAGCAACAAGTTTTTCATCTGCATCTACACAAGCAACCAATGCTGCAACTTCGGCTACATCCGCTGCTAACAGTGCTACCGCAGCAGCCACAAGTGCAACATCGGCAGCAGCCTCTGCTAGTGCAGCAAGTACATCAGCAACTAACGCATCTACATCGGCAGCAAGCGCATCAACTAGTGCAACCGCTGCACAGACAAGTGCTACCAGTGCTAGTAACTCAGCCACAGCAGCAGCAAGTTCTGCTACCGCAGCAGCATCATCAGCAACTGCAGCAGCCACCTCTGCTACAAGCGCAGCAAACTCAGCGACATCAGTTGCTGGTCAGGTAGCCTCTGGTCTTGTTAGAGATATGGGATCTATTACAGATACCGATACAAGTACTGGTACATGGATATCTTTATCTTCACTTCAAACCAATACACAGGCTTCGGCAACTGCAGCAGCAACTAGTGCAACTAGTGCTGCTAACTCTGCTACTGCTGCTGCTACCTCTGCAACTTCTGCTGCTACTTCAGCAACAAGTGCTGCCAATAGTGCAACTACCGCTGCTGCTTCAGTAGCATCAATTGCTACATATGCAACCGCTGCAGCGACCAGTGCTACATCAGCATCTAATAGTGCTACCGCTGCTGCTACCAGTGCAGCATCTGCTGCAGCATCAGCCACGGCTGCTGCTTCTAGTTCAACGGACGCAACTGCATCTGCAACACTGGCTAATGACTGGGCAACCAAAACTACTGGTGCTGTAGCAGGTGGAGAATTTTCAGCTAAGTACCATGCGCTTGCTGCAGCAACAAGTGCTACAGCAGCATCAACATCTGCTTCAAGTGCTGCGACATCTGCAGGTTCTGCAGGTGTATATGCAACTCAAGCAAATACTTCTGCTACTAACGCAGCAACATCAGCAAGTAGCGCAGCGACAAGTGCATCTAGTGCAGCAACATCAGCAACATCGGCTGCTAACTCAGCAACCGCTGCTGCTTCAAGTGCTACTACTGCTGCATCATATATTCCATCACTTACTGGTAACTCTGGAAAGTTTTTAACAACAACTAATGGTGTTGTTGCTTCATGGGCAGCTGTTGATGCCTTACCTTCACAAAGTGGCAACAATGGTAAGTATTTAACAACCGATGGAAGTTCAGCAAGTTGGTCAAGTATTACAACAGATCCAATAGCAAGCGTCTTTTTATTGATGGGAGCATAAGATGCCAGCATTTGCATTACAACTACGTCGAGGCACTACAGCACAACACTCGACATTTACAGGTTTGGTTGGTGAGATAACAGTCGATACAACCAAGGATACTATCGTAGTACACGATGGTTCAACCGTTGGTGGAATACCACTAGCGAAAGCATCAGAGGCAGGCTCTGGTGGCTTAGACCCTTTTCTACTCATGGGAGCATAAACAATGCCAAATACATATAAGGTCTTAGGTCAAGTCGCACCTTCTGCTACTACCCTGACCACAGCATATACAGTTGCAACATCAGCACAAGCTGTTGTATCAACAGTTATCGTAGCTAATAGATCAGCATCTGCAATTACATACCGTATTGCGGTTCGACCAGATGCAGAAACTATAGCTGACAAACATTACATCGCTTACGATGTACCTCTAGCTGCAAACGATTCGGTTGCATTAACATTAGGATTAACACTTGGTGATACAGATGTGGTTTCAGTTTACGCATCAAGCGCAAACACATCTTTCTCACTATATGGTTCAGAAATTACTGCTTAATTAAAAACTTAGGAGCATCACTATGGGAGTCGTAAGATTTAAATCTGCCAAAGGAAAGTTTTGGGATCAAACAACTACTCTTTCTATACCAATAGATTTTCTTGTTGTAGCTGGCGGAGGTGCTGGTGGTCGTGGTGATGAAGTTGGTGGCGGTGGTGGAGCAGGAGGATTAGTCTATACTGCTTCTCAAAATTTATCTTTTGGTACTTCTTATACAGTCACTGTTGGTAGCGGAGGCGCAAGAGGTTCAAATGGTTCCAACTCTAATGTAACTGGTGGTTCTTTATCACTTACTGCTGCCGTTGGTGGCGGTTTAGGTGGTAATAGTTACGATGACATTACTGGTAAGAACGGTGGCTCTGGTGGTGGAGGAAGTCGTGCTGGTAGTCCATATGCAGCAGGAGGTACAGGTACATCAGGACAAGGTAATAATGGTGGTCAAGGTTATGATGGTGGTAGCAATGAAACCCGTAACACTGGTGGCGGTGGTGGAGCAGGTGCTGCAGGACAAGATGGTGCGTCTTCAAGCGGTGGACAAGGTGGTAATGGTTCATCTACCTATTCATCCTGGGGTTCCGCAACTTCATCAGGTGAAAATGTAAGCGGTACTTACTGGTATGCAGGTGGCGGTGGTGGAGGAAACTTTACATCAGGTAGCCGTGTTAATACAGGTGGTAACGGTGGCGGTGGAACTGGTCGCACTTGGAATTCAAATAACTCCACATCAGGAGACGCTAACACTGGAGGTGGCGGAGGTGGTGGTAGTGGTGGAACAACTGATGGTAACTCTGGTATGCCAGGAGGTTCAGGTATTGTAATACTTAGATATTCAGGTTCTATTACTGCAGCAGCAACTACTGGTTCACCTACTAGATATGAAACTGGCGGATATACATATTACAAATTTACTGGAAACGGGAGCATCACTTTCTAATGGGCGTTAAAAGATTAAAAGATGCACAAGTAAGATTTAATTCAAATAATACTATTCTTACCTTTGCTGCCGACTATCTCGTAGTTGCTGGTGGAGGACCTGGTGGTTCCGAAAATGGTGCAGGCGGTGGTGCAGGTGGACTTCGATCAACAGTTACAGCAACAGGTAGAGGCGGTTCTTTAGAAACAGCATTACAATTAATTCCTGGTACTACATACACAGTTACAGTTGGCTCAGGTGGTGCTGGTCCATCTACTAATGCTTCAAAAGGAAGTAATGGTAATAACTCATCTATTTCAGGAACTGGCATAACAACAGTTACATCTCTTGGTGGTGGAGCTGGTGGTAGCGGTGGAAGTGGTAGCCAAAATGATGGAACAACTGGTGGTTGTGGTGGTGCTGCAAGAGGTAATCGTACTGGCGTATTTAATGGATTAGGAACTGCTGGTCAAGGTTATGATGCTGGAACTACAGGTTTTGGACTATCATCTCCAGGAGGTGGTGGTGCAGGTTCTGCTTCTGCTAACGCTACTAATGGTAGTACACCAACAGGTGGTGGAGATGGCGTAGCCGTTTCTATTACTGGTTCATCAGTTACCTATGCAGGCGGTGGTGGAGGAAGTTGGAATGGTAATAGTTCAAGCGGTGGTTCTGGCGGTGGTGGTAATGGTGCTTCTAGCCAGAATTCTGGTGGTAATGGTACTGCTAACTTAGGTGGTGGAGGTGGTGGTAGTGGTGACAATGCTAATGCTGTTGGTGGTTCAGGCGGTTCTGGAGTAGTTATTCTTCGCACAACTAGAGCAGCAACTTCTACTACAGGTTCACCAACTTATACTACCTCTGGTAGTTTTCATATTTATAAATTTAATGGCGATGGCTCAATCACATACTAAGGAGAAATAAATGGCACACTTCGCAAAACTAGACGAAAACAATATTGTACTTGCAGTACATGTTGTTAACAATGATGTCATCACCGTAGATGGTGTTGAATCAGAGCAAGAAGGAATTAAATTCCTTACTGACCTACATGGTCATAGCAAATGGAAGCAGACATCTTATAACGGAACATTCCGTAAGAACTATGCAGGTGTTGGATATACATACAATGACGTATTAGATTTTTTTTATGCTCCACAACCATTTCCATCATGGACTTTAAATACTGATACAGCGCAATGGGAAGCACCTATTCCTATGCCAGTTGTTGAAGGCAAAAGATATGGTTGGTTTGAACCTAACAAGCAATGGATTGAACTAGCACCACAAGTTGGTGAATAATGACTATTCGTTCATTTAAAACAAGCGATAGATTCTGGGATGGAACTACACAACTTTCATTAACCGTTGATTATCTCGTAGTTGCTGGTGGAGGCTCAAGTGGTTCTGGAGGAGGTTCAAGCCTTGCACCTGGCGGTGGCGGTGCTGGTGGTTATAGAACTTCCATTGGTGGTACTCCTTTAACTTTAACACCTGGCACTAATTATACTGTAACAGTAGGTGCAGGTGGAGCAGGAGCAGCAGTTGATGCTACAGGTTCTAATGGGTCTAATTCCGTATTTTCTACAATTACTTCTACTGGTGGCGGTAGAGGTGGAGCAAGATGGAATGGTGAAACTGGAGAACCAAGAAATGGAGTAGCAGGCGGTTCTGGTGGTGGCGGTAGAGGTGGTCTTATTTCTGCAGGAACTCTGGTTGGACCAGGTACTGGCGGTGCAGGTAATTCAGGTTCTTATTCACCAGTAGAAGGCTATGCTGGAGGTAGTGGTTATGACTCTGGTAGTCGTTCAGGTGGTGGCGGAGGTGGTGCTGCCGAGGCAGGAAACACAGATGCGGCATCTGATGGCGGAGATGGTCTTTCAAATTCTATAACTGGTTCTGCTGTATTTTATGCAGGCGGTGGTGGCGGTGGTCAAGGTTCAGAAGCTAGTGCTCCAGGTGCTGGCGGTCAAGGCGGTGGTGGCGCAGGTGGTGCATCAAATGCTTCTGCTACTAATGGAACTGCTAATACAGGTGGTGGTGCTGGTGCGCCTGGTCGCCAAGATTCTGGAACTCCAGGTGGTTCTGGTGGCTCAGGAGTAGTTATACTTAGAGCAACTCGTGCAGCATCTTCAACAACTGGAAGCCCAACCTATACAACGTCAGGCGAATATCACATTTATAAATTCAATGGTGATGGTTCAATAACTTATTAAGGAGAAATAAATGAAATCATTTAAGCTATCTAAGAAACAAACAGCAGCAATTAAGTCATACCTACGTGCAGTTCTTGCATCTGCAATTGTTATGGGTATTGCTTTGCTAACAGATCTTGCCCCTCAATATGCGGTTCTTATCGGTGCTGTTGCAGCACCTCTAGCCAAGTGGGCAGATAAGAATGAAGGCGAATTCGGAATAGGCTCTAAAGAGTAATGTCTACCAACGAATGGGCTGGTATCGCAGTAGCGGTTACCACAATAGTTGCCAGCTTTGCTGGCTCAGTTCGTTGGTTAGTTAAACACTATCTTGCAGAATTGAAACCGAATTCAGGAACTTCGATGCGTGACTCCATCGACAGACTTGAAAAAAGGATTGACGGATTATACGAATTAGTGGCAGGAAAGAGTAATGGATGAAACCTGTTGTCAAGAAAGCCACACCTGCTGCAATTGC